AAGATTTTTGCTAGTATATCCCCATTTGGTATGCTATTCGAGTTAGGCCAATTAGCTATAGACGCCTTTATTGATTATGCAATGGGCAAATTTGGAGAATTTGGCGACTGGATAAATGAGCAATTTTCCGCTATTGGTGAATGGATAGATGGGGTATTTCAGTCAATATCCGACACGGCTTCGAGTGTTGTATCAGCTATTGAGGGCTTTTTTGCGGGGCTTCGTGATAGCATTATGTCACTTATAGGAGAGGCTATTGACTGGGCTATTGGAAAGTTGGCAGAGTTAGCGGCTGCCGTAAAGTCAACGCCGATAATAGGCGGGGCCATAGATTATGTGACTGGTGGCGGTGGAACTACAAACAACACTGTATCATCAAAATACAATGTTATTGTTAATACTAATGCCACTGACGCAGAAGGAACCGGCAGAGCCGTTGGCAATGCAATGATGGGATATAACGCCCGAATGGCAAACGGGGGTGTTATACAATGATGGATTTTAATATCCCTACAATAACCGATAATTTTGGCGGTGGAAATACTGCACAAGAAAAGACACCGCCGCCCCAGTATATCATTAAGGATGAGGACGGCAACGAGGTTGCTTTTCATTCTATGCTTGAAATCTCAATGGGTGCCAGTAGTCAGATACCCACAGAGCCAATAGAGAAAGGTTCATTCGCTGACTATAATCGGGTAATAGCCCCAAATGAGGGCACTTGTCGGCTAGCATTAGAGGGTACTGATAGCGATATACAGACGGCATTGCAAGGACTTGACGAGTTAGAACGAGGCTTAAAAAAGGTTGAATTAATAACGCCTTTTGAAACCTATGAAAATCTAATGCTAACATCGTATGATTATAGGCGTGATGGGCATAGTGGCTTTAATGTGCTTCAGGTGGATTTGAAATTAAAAGAGGTTCGAGAAGTTGAATCGGCCAAAACTACTGCAAGCGTGAGCGAACCACCACCACCGCCACCAGTTACCGAGGAGGCCAGTGCAGATGCTTCTTGTGTATCGTCTGAGGATGGCGGACAATATCAAACTTATTCACCTAGTAATGAGGAAACCGCTACCGCTGAGAGCGAATCAGGAGGCACACGGCGGTCAATTCTCAAAGATATTTTAGGTTAAGGGGGTTTTTATCATGGTTAAAATCCCATTGAAATCAATACCGAATCAAAGTTTTAAAGTTGTTTTGGATGGTCAAAATTGCCAAATTAAAGTTTATTATCGTTTCACGAATACCTATTTAGATTTGATTTGTAATGATGTGGTAATTATTAATGGTGCAATATGCAGGAATCGGGCTTCTATTGTTACCAAGGCCACAAACGATTTCAAAGGCTCATTGCATTTTGTTGATTTGTTAGGCGATAATGATCCACACTGGCAGGGCTTTGGCACCAGATTTTCTTTGCTATTCGTACCAGACGGAGAAGAAACGCCGAGGGGGTTGTTATATTGAAAGAGAAAACTATCAAGGTAACAATTATACTAGGCGAGGGCGAATTTAAAGACGGCACAAATACAAGGATAATTGAAGGGCTGGCAACGGCTTGTGATATTCAGAAAAACGGCTTGCCTGAGAAGAATTCTGCTAATGTGAAAATTAGTAATCTGTCTATGGACGATATGGAGCAAATGACATTTCTTGCTTTTAGACCGCTTCAAAGTCGTAAAAATCACATTATGATAGAGGCAGGTAATAAAGGCGAGGAATTGTCATTGTGTTTCAAGGGCGACATAACAAGTGCATACCCCGATTTTAGCACCGCCCCCGATGTTGTTTTTAACATCGAAGCTATAACGGCAGGTTGGAGCGTGCTTCTTAATACGTCCCCGACTTCTGTCAATGGTGAGGAAACGGCAGAGAAATTAATAAAAGGCTTTGCTACTGAGTCAGGCTTTGCGTTCTTCAATAATGGTGTTACTGATAGCGTAAGGAATACAACTTATAATGGTTCTCCACCCGATAAGGCTAGACAATGCGCTAATGAGGTTAATTGCGAGTTATTAATGGATGATGAGGAATGGACAATCCAGCCGTGGGGAAAGACCAGGGGCGATGCTGTTGTGTTGAATCCCGAATGTGGTTTGATAGGATATCCTTCATTTTCGTCTGAGGGTATCAGTTGCAAGTGCTTTTTTAACCCAGCTTTAAAACTGGGCGGACAGGTGAAAATCGAAAGTATTGTGCCAAGGGCAAGCGGATACTGGAAAATAACACGGCTCAGTCATGCCCTGACGGCGTATACGCAGGGTGAATGGTCTAGTAGCATTGACGCTATTTGGCTCAAGGAATTTGAAGGGCAGGAAGACCCAAAAATTGAGGGGGCGACATAATGGCGGACAAGAACACAGTACAAGGCGTTCAGAATATTAACACCGCTTCAAGTGATTATAATGCCCTTTCCTTCATTATCCAGCAAGCAATTCGGCAACAGGTCAGTGTGGGGATAATTGTCAAGGTAACCGCGGTATATGACGGCTACGTTGATGCAATCCCTATGGTAACGCAAATTGACGGCTTCGGGGAAAGTGTTCCAAGCACTGAATTATTCCACTTGCCATATTTTCGCTATCATGCTGGTAAATGGGCTATTAAACTTGACCCTGTTGTCGGTGACATGGGCTTTGCCGTTTTTGCACAAAAAGACTGTTCTAGCGTTAAGGTTGGCACAGAAACGCCACAAAAACCCGCTTCTATTAGGGAGTCAAGTATGGCTAATGGCTTTTATTTTGGTGGTTTTCTAAATAAAGAACCTTCGTATTATTTGGAACTCAAACAAAATGGTAGCTTAGAAATTAACGCCCCAGCAGGAATTAATATCAACGGCAATGTTACTGTTAGCGGTGATGTGGTGGCTAGTGGGAAATCATTAGTTAATCATACGCATACTTGTCCAGATGGAGAAACATCGCCGCCCCATTAAGAAAAAACCGCCTAAGCGGTTTTATTTTGCAAGTAATGTATTTATATTAATAGCCGTTTGAAATCGTCTTAAAAGCGAGGTGGAGAGAATGGCAAACAAAAGAACATTATACTTAGACCCCGATAAATGGGATATTACACTCAACAAAAATGGCGACATCGTCACGGCTAGTCATTTGTATGCGGACGCTCAGAATGTGGCGAATGCAATCCGACTGTTTACACGTGACGCTTTTTTGGCTCAGAATAAGGGCGTACCGCATTTTGAGTTAGATTTAGGGCGTATGCCCGCCTTTTCTGCCGTGAGAAGTGTTTACCGTAAGAATGCCCGAGCCGTTGAAAACATAAGGGACGCAGTTATTCAGAATTTGCGAGTGGATAATGATACAAGGGCATTGACTGGCATCATTATAGCCACAACGGAGAATGGCGAAAATGTATCGGTCGAGATATAAGGAGGTGAAAAAATGGGCATTACAGTTGATTATGAGAAAGGTATCAAGGCGGACGACACGGCGACAGTCAGACAGTCCCTTGTTGAAGCATGGCAAGAGGTATTCTCTGACGAAAACGCAACAATTAACACTGAGGCGGAAAGCCCAGCAGGGCAGATAATAGACAGTCAAGCCGTTCTCGTTACTGCCAAGGATAGCGAATTGGTGGAGTTAATGAACCAATTTGACCCACGAAAAGCTGATGGAATTTTTCAGGAGGCGTTGGCTGCGATTTATTTTCTGACACGCAAAACCGCCCAGCCGACAGTTGTCGAGTGTGTTTGTACTGGTTTGCAAGGCACAACTATTCCTGCCGGTTCGATGATACAAAATGATGATGGCTATAAATTGACATCGGTTGGAGCAATTACTATTCCTGCTGGTGGTAGCATTAACGTAGAATTTCAGACAGTAGATGTAGGTACTATTCCTATTCCTGCGAATTCATGTAATAAAATCATCACAGTTATAGCAGGATGGGACACAGTATCAAATGCGAACGCTGGCGTTGTAGGACAGTTAGAGGAAAGCAGGACGGCATTAGAAACACGCAGGGCATTGAGTGTGGCTAAAAATAGTCATGGTTCCAGGCTATCCCTTCAAGGTTCTATTGCTTCTATAGATGGCGTTCTTGACTGTTTGGTATTGGAAAACAAATCAAATGCAAGTGTAACAATACAAGGCGTTTCGCTTATTAGCCATAGCGTTGCTATATGCGTGTATGGTGGCACCGATGAGGCTATTGCTGAGATGATTTACAATAAGTTGGATGCCGGTTGCGGAACTAATGGCGGGACTACTGTAACCTACACCAGTGAGGACGGCGTACCTAATAGCTATCAGATAGTAAGACCCGCTCCGACTAACTTATTTGTTGAGGTGACAATAAATGAAACTACCACAACCCCTGCAACCATTGAAGATGATATCAAAAACGCTATTGTTGACGATTTTAATGGGCTTGATGTTAATAGTGGTAATTTGCGGAGAGGTTGTGGGCAAACTATTTACGCCTCATCATTCTCGGTGGCATTAATAAAGACCGCAGGAGTCAGCGACCTTGTAAGCATTGAAATAGGCAGAACGGCTGGAACATATACGAATAGCGTGGTAATGGACGCAGACGAGGAGCCTATTTTGACCGCTAAAAATATCAATGTTGTTATGAACCCGCTTTCATAGGAGGTGGAAATAATGAGCATTGATTTTGAAGATTTAGGGCAAAGAACAATACAAAGTCAGTATTCTTCGTCTCCCCACATCATGGGATTGGTTGAATCTTTTAGGCAGCAGATTGACCCATCAAAGGATATAGCAGAATTTTTTGTTACTTTTTTTGACCCAAGAACTGCTCAAGGTGTGGGGCTAGATATTTGGGGAGAAATCGTAGGTGTAAGTAGATATTTAGAAGTCGATGAAGGCGAATATTTTGGCTTTCTAAATTCTGACTTATACCCATTCAATCAGCAACCTTTCGTATACGAAGCAGAAAACACAAAAGTATACAAACTGGCAGATAATGCTTATAGAGAATTAATCTTTCTAAAAGCATATGCAAATATAGGTGAGGCAACGCTCCCCGCTTTGAAAACTGTAGCTAATGCGTTATTTAAAAAGGCAACAGTGATTGACAAACACGATATGAGCGTCCGTGTGTTATTTCTGACCTACGATATCCCCGCCTATTCGTATGCGATATTCAAGAAATACGGCCTTATGACTTTAGGCGCTGGCGTTGACTGGGAATATCTGATTAATGTACCAGAAGAAACCTTTGGACTTTTTGGCTCAAACTTGCAACCGTTTAATCAAGGGGTATTCGCCCCGTATGGAATTGTTAAACCATAAGGAGGTAGTAAAATGGCAAATCCTACTTTATTAACATCGCCAATAGCGGAAAATGGTGATAAAAATGTTATCCCTGCGACCACAGGTGCGACTACTGGTTTATTAGACCAAGAACATGGCTTTCAGCAAATCAACGAACTGCCATTGCAGGCAGGCGGTCTGCCACCACAGAGGAAAGATTTCAACGGAGCATTTAATTTGCTATCAAAACTGCTTTTCTATGTACAGAAAGGCTGGCAATTTGAATTTGACGAAAATCAAGATTATTATGCAGGATGTGTG